CCTGGTGATGCATCTCTGGAATGGATGATGTACATGGGCAATCCCATCTCTGAAAAATCTCTTACATCTGGGCTCACTGATACATTTAACATATTTAAAGGTTATTTGATTGATGAGATTAACCTGGCTAGAGACACCACTCGTATTGTAGCTAAAAAGAGAAATGCTAAGGAGCTTAGATTCATGAAGGCTATTCTGGGAGAAGATCTGCAGAATAAAATCCTGAAGGATAAGCGTAGTGCTGAGCAGATTGTTAACGATCCTTCTATTCAAAAAGCTGTTAACTCAGCTATTGAGAAATTCATTAATGATGAAACTGCTAAGTTTAGACAAACCCTTGAGAACTATAGAATTATAGAAAGGTCTGTAGATGATAATGGTAACCTAATGGAGGGTTATGATTTGAATAATCTTGGATTTGAAAAAACTACTAATGTTGGTAGTGAGGATATTAACATGGATTTGAAAAGACTCACTATCAATTACATGATTAATAACATTGAGCTCCACAAGGTGCTCTATTCAGACCCCTATCAATACTCTGATGAGCTGAAGCGTATTAAGAACTTCCTGTCCCCAAGACAGGCAATTATGAGTGGTTCTTCTGCTTTCAACTCTGCAATGAACAAAACCTACAATAAAGGTTTTGAAGAGGGTAGTATTGGTTATACTGACTTTGATAAAGATTATTTCAAAACTGTAGCACTCAATGATGTTCAAGGACTTAGTGATCTTCCTGGGTATGGTACATGGGATGAGACCGATGGTGCTGGGATGATTACAATGCAGGCTTACAGAAACTTTAGACTTCGTGCTGGTGAATGGAACGATAAGGAAGAGGAGCAATATAAATATGACATTGAGTTTGAACAACTTGCGAAGAGTGGAGCTGATGCAAAAACTCTCAAAGAGTTTAGCAAAAAGAACCCAAGCGTCAACAGTGCTTACACTCCTTTGAAACCAATTGTATCTGGTAATAAGGCTGATGGTAACAATTACAATGATGTAATTCTGGATAAGTTTGCTCTTTATCCATTGTCTTTCAGAGTGTTACATCAGATGAACCCTGAGTCAAATGCTATCAAGCTCTACAATAAAATGAGAGGTGAGAAGATTGACTATGCTGTATACAACACTGCTAGAAAGGTAGGTGCTCGTAAGAGCTATGATGTATATGATGCTGAGGGTAACTTCATGACTGCTAAGTTTGATGATGCTGGAATTACAAATGTTCCATTTGCCATCATGAGTGTTCAGGCTGAGGTTCCTTCTAAAGAGGATAATCAGGTGACTAGAGGATCTCAGGTGACTAAGTTGATCACCATGGATTACATGGCAGCTGGTGTTCCTGTTGATTTCATGGAGGATGAAAAAGATTTTAACAAACGTCTTGATACTTGGAATGCTCTTTCAGGAGAGGATGCAAAGAAAAAAGCATCTCCCATATATTCAGAAATTAGAAACAATCAGGACCTCCTTGAGGAGATGATGAGGGTTGGTTATCAACGACTTCTGAAACAATTTGGTATCAAGGAGGTGATTGAGAATGGTGAAAGAGCATTCAAGATAGCCGATTTTAAAAAGGTTGCTGACACACTCCGTGAGGAGATGTTGAAGAGAGAGATTAATGATAATATCAGCGAAGCTCTCACAGGATTTGAAAATGGTGATGTTGTTCTTGAAGCCACCCCTGCATATCAGCAAGTGAAGAATATTCTTTATTCCATTGCTGATAGAGAGGTGATTTCTCCCAAGATTAATGGTGGTCAGAAGGTTCAATTGCCCTCATCTCTGCTTGAATCTGTAAGAGCAAACCGCACAGAAATCAATGGTAAAGAAGGATATGCATCTGATCATCTCAAGTTTTATGTGAACAAAGATGGTGAGCGTGTATGTGAGATTATGGTGGCTAGATGGTTTGATAGTCCTCTGTCCGATGATGAGCTGCTGAACTATTTCAACAACACAGAAGAAGGAAAAAAACAACTTGCTGCTCTTAGTGGTGTAGCTTTCCGTATTCCTACACAGAAGCAGAACTCTATTGACGCTTTTGTAATTAATAAATTCCTTCCTAAGGAATATGGAGACAGTGTAATCATTCCTTCTGAACTGGTTAAGAAAGCTGGATCTGACTTTGATATTGACAAACTCTTCATCTATTTGAAGAATGTATATCAAGATGGCAGAGGTAACACTAAGCTCATTCCCTATTTTGGAATTGGTGAGGAAGCTAGGAAGAAGTTTGCTGAGATGTTTGATAAGGGTGAGTTCCTCACAGAAGCTCAGACACAGGAGCTTGACAGAATCATTGAAGAGGAAAACTCTAAACTAGGAGACGATGCTTCTTCAAGATTGATGCAATCTATCCTTGGAACTGCATTTGATGAGTCTGTAACCAAGGATTATGTAGAAGCTCTTGTTAAAAACAAGCCTGAGTTTAGAGAAGCATTCATTGATGGATTGTATAAGAAATCCCTTGAGAATCAATACATTCAGTCTGGACAGGATTTGGTTTCTCATCCTAAGAACTTCGACAGACTGATTTCTCCTAACTCTGCTCAGCAGATGAAAGATTTGTCTGGCAAGATTGTGGAAAAATTGGGTATGACCCAGTTTGATTATAAAGCAGCTGGTAATATGCTTAGCAGAGACTTTATGACTAGACTGAGACATTCATTTGTGTCTGGTAAATATGCAATTGGTATTGCTGCTGTAAACCAAACCAATCACTCCCTCAGTCAGCGTTCTACAATAGTCATTGATCCAGATATGCTTGCGTATCTAAGTAAGCAAGATGTGAAATGGCTGAAAGATGCTAGTATTAAGTTCAAAACTTACAATCAAATTCAGATTGGAGATAAGACATATGCTACCCTCTCTATGATTAAGAATGCTGAGAGAAGTGAAGACTTCCCTGATGGTCAGGATATCTCAGACATCATTGGTCAGTTCATTGATGGGTATGTGGATATCTCTAAGGGTCCTTGGATTATGGAACTTGGAGCCACTCCTAATGTAGCAGGTACATGGTTGTTCCTGGCTAAGATTGGTGTACCTATTGAGACTGTGGCTTATTTCATGAATCAGCCAATTATTCGTGACTTCTTGCGTGAGATTGAGAATAGTGGATCTACATGGTTATTTAATGAGGAGTTGATGGATGAAGTCAAAACATCCATGCAGTATCGTGTTACAGAAGGACAACTTGCCAAGGTGAGTGAGATCCCTGGAAACACTGCTCTCTTCCAAATGATTGGTAATCAGAAACTTACACCTGAACAAAGAGCACAACAGCAATTTATTCTAGATGAGTTCCTGAAATACAGCAAGATGGCTAACCATCTGCTGAAGGTTACACAGGGAACTAATTTTGACACAGCATCCTTCAATGATCCTTTCTTGGTATACAAGAAGATGAGACAGCTGCAGAATGCTCAGAAGTCAATCATTTCTTCTGCTAACCAGTTGTTAGGCAGTTCTTTTGTAGGTGATCTGGCTACTACAATCAACAAAATCAGAAATGCTTATGCTACAATTCTGAAGTCTGATTCTGGAAAGATGAGAATCCTGGTTGAGACCATTCTTGACAAGTATGTAGATCTTTCAGACAGAGACTTTATTAAGATCTCTCAGAAAGTTGTTAGTGATATTTTTGACTGGGCTGTTCAGAACGATAGAGAAATCAATATGCTTATTGAAGACACTCTGTTGTCTGACACCAAGAATGCAGCTAAAGAAATGGCTACATTCATCAATGGTGTTAGAAAGAACCCTAGCCATCCTTTGTATAATAACCAGGTGGTTAAGCTGTTCAATCCCAAGTTTAGCGATAAGAAGAATGGGGTTAATAATATCCAGATCAAGAATAAGGATAACAAGGCATATGACCAGAATCAACTCATATATGCCTTCGATGAGCTGAAAAGCTATCTGAAGGTGCTAGGTAAACCTCAGCTTTATGACAAGCTGGTTAGAGCTTCTGTGCTTCAATCTGGTCTCTCTAACTCTCCGATAGCTTTCACTAACCTTCTTCCTTATAGTGATTTCAAGGAAATGTACAACCAAACCTTGGCTAAGCTGGAGAAAAACAGTAAGTTTGCCCTGAATGATTTCCTTAAACTGAACGTATTTGAGAGAAATAACTGGAGCAATGATGACATTGTTCCTACTAGAAAAGCTCAGTGGAGAAAAGACAGCAAAGGAAAGAATAGATATAACACCAATATGTACTTTGGTCGCAATAAGGAACTGGTAGCTGCCATGAACAAAGGGGCTATTCCAAAACTCCTGAAGCTTTCTACATTAGCTAGAGAAGCAAATAGTGATGTATTTGTATATTCTTGGGAAGAGGGAACTAAAAAAGAGAAAGAAGCTAAGAAGAAAATAGGTGATTACTCTTACATCAAGAAAGGTTTGTTCAAAAAGGTTCTTGATAACTATGGTGATCCTTTGACAGAAGACTATGTGATTAATGGAGAGGTTCGCCAGTCCTTCATATACAAACCCATCAATGCTTGGGGAGATAGCTTCAGAGCTAATGAGTTCTACACAATTGGTAGAAAGTCTGTAATAGACAATAGATTCATGCAGGTGGATGAGGTAGCTGACCAGGCAATTGTACCATTCTTTGCAAAGAAAATTGAAAAGGATGAGACTGATGAAACTCCTGGACAACCTAATCAAATTGCACCAGAAGGACTCCCTCCAATTAACGATAACAACCAAAATAGCTGCGGATAATGAGCAAATGCGCATTAGATATAAGAAAGGACATTATTGATACTGTCGGTGATAAACTGAGAGAAAATGGAGCATTTGTTGATGGGAATGTGGGATATTTCCGCAATCCTAATAAATCAACAGATGCTATCAATACTATCAATAAAGAGTTCAATGCATATATTGTAAAGGAGGGTGAACAGGGATCATTTTTCATTGATCCTTCTGAGCAGTTAGTTCAGTCATATTACAATCAGTATCTAAAAAACCTACCTCTTCTTCAGATTGAAACAGGTCCTATTCCTACACAAGCTTCTCCAGAGATAATAGCTAAGGTGAAGCAGGTGTTGGCAAAAATGGGTGTGGCTATTGAGAGTCTTTCTGAATATGCTAAAGCATCTAAGATGGATATTAAATCCATTAATGGTGTGGCAGATTTAGCACATGGTGTAATTGCTGTAGCTGAGGGTAAAGAAAATGTTGTTCTTACAGAGGAGATGGTGCATATTGCCACAGCTATTCTGGAGCAAACCAATCCTGAGCTGGTAACAGAAATGATCTCCAAGATTGGGAACTTCAAGATTTATAAAGAGACCTTTGAGCAGTATAAAAACAATCCTTACTATCAGATTAATGGTAAGCCAGATATTCGCAAGATTAAGAAAGAGGCTGCAGATAAGCTGATTTCAGAAATCATCATTAATCAAAACCAAGGATCTGAAGATTTTCCTGAATTGGCTAAGGAGGAAAATCAATCTCTATTTAGAAGAATCTGGAACAAGATTCTTAATGCTTTGGGTATATCTTACAAGAAGTCTGGAATCAATATATTCCAAGAGGCTGCTGTAAAGATTATGGGTGAGGAAGCTTTTGGTACAGTGAGTGATATTGTAGAAAGAGATATCTATTTACAAATCACTGACGCTCAAAAGAATACGTTAGAAAAACTAGAACAAACAAAGAATAACATTGAGAAGGTAGTTGAGAAAGAAAAAACTGCTGATCCTACTCTTCTCGATTCTGAAGAAGCAAACAACTACTATCGCATCAAGTTACCTAATGGTCAGTTTGAAAAGGTGGTTAAGAGGGTAACTGATCGTGTCAAAGCTTGGTATAAAGCTAGGTTTGGTAGTAAGGTGTTTAGTGAACAAGAGAAGAAGTTCAATGAACTCAAAAGAAAGTATGGTATTGAAGGGCATGCTGATTTAGAAGAAATTAGCAATAGATACTACAATGCTGATGGTACTAAGCGTGTAAATCCTCTACCTAGACCTTCTCAAATCAATCTTCCCAGTCAGCAGATGTATGATAAACTGGAGAAGTATTTTACAGATTTAATTGAAACATTCCCAGAAGGAACAATAATTAAGTCTGAGGTGGTTATATATGATCCTAAGAATAAGGAGGCTGGTACTATTGACTTTCTAGCCATTGAGCCTAGTGGCAAGGGACATATCCTTGACTGGAAATTTATGAACATCTCTGGAGATGATGTAGCTTGGTTTAAACAGGGAGCCTTTAATATTCAGCTTGGAACCTATAAGGATATCCTTCGTGAACAATATGGGATTAAGGAATTTGGCATGAAAAGAGCTATTCCTATTTCCATGGAGTTTAAGAAAGAAAATCCCAAAGATCCTAATTCAGAATTGGTGCTTGGAGGAATTGCTATTGGCTCTGTTAACAAGAATGAGATTGAGGATTTGCGTTTGGTTCCTGTTTCTGAGGAAAGTGAATCCACTGGATATCCTGCTTTGGACAAGGTGATTACCAAGTTGAATGGTTTACTGAAACAGTATAGCAAAGAAGAAGTTACTACTGAGGAAGAACGTGAGTTTAAACTTGAGCGTTTGAACTCACTTAGAAAAGCTATTCGCTATGCTCAGGGTACAATGAATATTGCTCCTCTGATTGATGTGATTGAGGTGATGCGCAAGGAGGGTGATAGGATTCTTGAGGATTATAATGCCACTTATAAAGACAGACCTGCTACATCAAAAGACTCTACAAACAGTGAGCTCTCTGATTTTGCAGATGAGATGAATACATATATCAAGTTCTCTGAGGTGTTTGTAAACATTGGAAGAGAAATTGGTAATCTGATTTACACAGATCAGATGAGAAAAGATGCTAAAACAGAAGCAGAGTTTGAAGAGGTTGAGCAAAGAAGAGACATTCTTGATAAGTTGAGAAGTGAATCTGATGCCATTTTTGAATCTCAACAGGCTATTAGAGAAGCATCTAAAGCGTTTGCTGATAAACATGTAGGACAGAGAAATCTGGTTGCAGGACTTACTAAAGCTGAGGCTATTGTAAAAGGATTAGCTTCTATGTTTAGAGGTGTTTCTGAACTTCCTCTTAAGTCTCTCCAGGTGCTGTATAAACTTACAAGATCTGCTCAGGGGAAAGCCTCTGAAGATGCTCTTAAGGAAGTGGAAGAGCTGATGAAAATTAGAGAAAAGATTGTAAAGAAAGGTGGGGATGTTAGAAAGTTTGTCCAGAAAATCTATCAGAAAGATACACAAGGTGGACTTGTAAATAAACTGATTCATAAATATAGTAGAGAATTCCATGATAAGGTGGATGAATTAGCTGCTGCTGGAGGAGACATTGAGTGGTTGAAAAGTAATATTGATCTAGACGGATATAGGAAAGAAGCTAAAAAGAAGCTTGATAACCAGATCGAAAAGATAGAAAAAAACCGTTATCCAGGAACTGAAGAAGAGGAAAGAGAACAAAAGGATAAATATATCCTTCAGGCAAAACGTCTTTGGGATATTGATAGAGAAGACTTTAATGGTTTCAATAACTATATTATCAAGAGACATCCTCAGGCAAAGTGGTATTCCAAAGAATACAAAGAGGTGGCTTCTGATCCAGACTTGCTTGAGCTCTACAATTTTATTGTGAAGTTTAATGAGAAGTCTAATGAGGTGGGATATATTCAGAATGCTGTAGCTAAGACATTCTTACCATTTGTTAGAAAAAGCATGGCTGAAGAACTTGCATGGGATAACACTATTTCTCCCATGAAGAACTTTGCTAACAGTTTAAGTTTACATGTGGATGATGCTGGTTATGGAAAGATCAATGAGGTGACTGGTGAGCTGGAAAATAGTATTCCTAAGTATTTCACATATGACTTCAGTCGTAAAGAGGATGGTACTAATGACTACTCTGAGGTGAGTGAGGACTTGTTTAAGAACATGATTGTCTATATCCAACACGTTAATAAGTATAAATACTTAACTGAGGTGGAGGGTCAAATCAAGCTTGTTAAAACTATTGAAGAATTCAAAGGACACTTGGCTACAAACCGTACATCAAGTGTTACGAGAAAAGATGGTAAGCTTGAAGAACTTCCTGGGAATGAGGAGAATACGAAGATGTTTAATGACTTCATGAGAGTGCTTTTGTATGATCAGAAGTATGTGCTTTCAGATTCAGATACTCCTTTGTATATAGGTAAGGCATTAAACTTTGTAAGAAAGAGTGTCAATCAAATAGCTGGCAAAGAGATTTGGAAAGAGAACGAAGGTAATCCAACATCTCTCGTAAAAAGTATTGAGGCTGCAAACAGAGCATTTCAACTTAAAACATTAGGATTTGAATTCATCTCTGGAGCTGTGAACATGTTTGGTGGTAATATCCAGGTGGCTACGCAGGCTGGTGATTATTTCAAAGCCAGAGAATTTGCAGCAAATGAGCTTCTTCTGACAACTCAAAAGTTTGCTAATGAAGAAGAAAAAGAAATGTTTGCTCAACTTGTGAATACATTCATGCCTCTTAAAGATGATCCTGCTTACGAAGAATATAACAAAGCTGGTTTATCAAAACTTACTAGAGGAAGTATATCTGACACTCTGATGGTATTTATGAGAAAGCCAGAACAACTTATTGAGAAATCAATATTCTTGTCTCTGTTGCAAAATACAATGGTTCTTGATGGTAGAATTGTTAGTATCAGAGAGCATGTAAAAAGTAAATACAAAGAAAGATATAAATCTGGAGCTGCTTATAAAGAAGCTAAACAAAAGATTGAATCTGAGGTGGAAGAACTGAAGAAAACAAAATCAATTGCTGCCACTAGAAAACTTGAAAATGGTAAACTTACTATCCCTGGATTAGATTTATCAAATAGAGATGAGCTTCAAAGACTTACAGATCTTACCAGAAGAATTTCTAGAAATGCTACTGGTGGCTTGTCTGATGGAGACATTAATAGAATGTCTATGTCCATCTGGACTAAATCTATGATGGTGTTCAAGAACTGGATTCCCAAACTTCTGGATACTCGTTTCTCAGAGTTCAGAAAGATATCTGATGATTTCTCTGTAGTGATAGATGATGCAACAGGTGAGATATCTGGAGAGAAATATGACATTGGTAGAATTCGTTTGTTAGCTAGTGTTCTTGGAAGAGGAATTATTAAAGGAGCAAGAGATCTTAATAACATAATAGCAATGAATGATGCTGGTATTGAGACTCTTGATAAAATGTTTGAAGAATTCCGTGAGAAATATGAAAAGGAAACTGGAGAAACACTGAATATAACTAGAGAAGATTTCATGGATCTGATTAGAACTAATCTTCGTAATCAGATAAAAGAACTGTCAATTCTATTGAGTATGCTTGGTGCAATGCTTGCTCTTGGATTTATGGCTCCTGATGATGACGATGATGCTGATAGGGCTACAAAGAACATGCACAGATTTGCTCAAAAGACAGTCGATAAGTTTATTGGGGAGCTTTCCTTCTTCTACAATCCTCTTGAGTTTCAAAGTATGTTAAGTGGTAGTGCTTTCCCAGCAATGGGTCTCACTGCTGATATAATTAGATTTACAAAACATTTAGGAGTGGAAACAACAGGAATTGATTTTGATGCAACTACTACTGATGATGAAGCAAGAAAGAAAGCTCTTCCATCTAAATATCTATTCAAGATGCTTCCTGTTACAAAGTCTGCTCTTACATATTTAGCTATTCTGGATGCTGATTTTGCTAAAGAATATGATATTACTATTCAAAAAGAAAGTAGAAGATAATTATGGAAATAACATTTCAAGGAGTGGTGGCAACTGATGGTAGTACAAAAATCACTTGTACTGGCACCAAACTTACTATTCATAGCATAATTGTAAACAATGGTACATTAAACTATGTTTTGACGTACAATAGATGTTCTATAGATCTTCCAGTGATCACGATAGTGCCTATTTATGAACTTACATTAGATGCTGGTGACACTATTAGAGATACGGAAGAATATGTATTGAACACTGCAGAATACATTCAGCTCATCTCTGATGTAGCTGGAACCACTTATTCTATCACTGCTACAGAAATATAATGTTACAGAAGCTAAACAATCAGGGATATACTTTCACTGACAATGGTAGGGTGATTGTTGTAGATAAGTATGGGGCTGTAAAAAGGCTTACCAACTTAACTCTTACAACAATAGGAACCACTGGTCCTGCTACATTGATCGGGAATGTTCTGAATATTCCTGATTATACAGAAATGTATTTTGGAACTGTTACATCTGTGGGACTATCAATGCCTGCAGCTTTCACTGTAACAAATAGTCCTGTTACAACAGCTGGTACACTCACTGTAACAGGAGCAGGGCTTGTAAGTCAATATATAAGAGGAGATGGTACACTGGCTGACTTCCCAGGATCTACAGGTGGTGGTTCTTCTGTAGCATACTATCTAAATGGATCTATTAACCAGGGGATATTTGGAGGTAATACATATTACCAAATGAGTAGGACACCTGTTGCAGGTGCAGGTACAAACTTCTCTATAGCAGCAAATGGATATATAGCATCTTTTATTACAGATGCAAGTGATCCTTCTCTAATCAGCATTCCTTCTGGTAGCTGGAACATTCAGTTTTACATGAGTGCTAACCTATCAGGTGGAACTCCCAGCTTCTATATAGAGCTATATAAATATGATGG